GGCGCGGGGTGGACAAGCTCGGGCGCCGTTTCATGGATCGCGTGTTTCCACCCGCGTTGCGGCGCACGACGCGTGACAACGAAATGATTGTGGAATTTCTGAACGGCTCGACGTGGCAACTACTCGGCGCCGATAACCCGAGCGCGCTCGTCGGCACCAACTTTCGCGGCATCGTGCTCGATGAGTGCGCGCTATATCCAGACTCCGAGGTGCTCGACTACTTGCGGCCCGTGCTCGCGGAAAACACCGCGGCATGGATGTTCGCGATTTCGACGTTTCGCGGACGCAATCACTTTTACGACCTGTATCACACCAACAAGAACAACCCCGAATGGTATTGCGTGCACCTTGACGTTTCGCAGACCAAAGAATGGGACGGCGCGCCGCTGATTTCGCAACACGACATTGACGCGGAAAAACGCGCGGGAATGTCGGACGCAATGGTGCGGCAAGAATTCTTTTTGGACACAACCGCCGCGTTTTCGGGCGCGTATTACTCGCAGCAAATTGCGGAGATGAAAGCCGCAAAGCGCATGGGGGACTTCCCATACGATCCGAGCGCGCCCGTTTACGCGGCCTTTGATATCGGCTTTGCCGATCACACCGTAGCGATTTTCTTTCAGGCGTTCGAGCCCAAGCGAACCGTGATACTCGGCTCGCAAGCGTGGCAGTTCACGCCCGCGCCCGATATCGCGCGCGAAATCCGCGAGCGTTACCCGTGGGGCAAGTGCATACAAACGGCGGCGTTGCCGCACGATGCGCGGCGGCCCGGCCCCGCGGGCGATACGTGGGCGTCGGCGTTTGAAGCGTTCAAGCTCGCTGACGAAATCGAAGTGTTGCGCAAGGGTCAAGGCACGTTGCACGCGGAAATTGCGCTCGTGCAACAGAGCTTGCCGACGACTTACGTGGACACAACCCCGCGCCCGTGGACCCACGGCAAAGAAAACAATTCGATGTTGCTTGAGGCACTCGCGGGCTACCGCACCGAAAAACTTTTGAAACGTCCGGGTGTATTCAGCAGGAATCCGTATCACTCCTGGGAATCGCACTATGCCGACGCGGCCCGATATTTATTCGTCTACCGGCACGGTGAAATCGGCCTTGCCGGTTGGGGGCCGCGCGCACCGACAACGGCAAATGATATTGCGAACGGTTGGGGCCGTCGCGCTCGCAGTTAGCGCCGCGGCACTCGTTGGGATCGTGTTGCTCGCAACCGCATGCGCGAACGCGAGCTACAAGCGCACGTGCGAAACCGAAATCAAACGCGAGGTGTGCTCCTAATGCGCAACGATGAGCTGTTGCCGAAGCTCCGCACGATGCTGACGCGTTGCGCGGGATTCGAAAACGATGAGCTAACCGAGGATCGCACGCGCGCGCTCGACTATTACCACATGCGCGCGAACGGCACCGAGGTTGTGGGACGCGCGACGGCCGTTAGTGGTGACGTGTCCGCAATGGTTGAAAGCAATCTCGCGGCCATGCTCGAAGCGTTTTCGTCCGCGCGCGTTGTCGAATTCGATGCACTCGACGCGGCCGACGAAGATGCCGCGCAGTTGGAATCTGACGCGGTTTGCTATTTCGTCATGGGGCAACAGAACGGCCAATGGCAATTGGCGCAAGCGATCAAAGACACGCTGCAATTGCGCAATGGTTGGATGAAAAGTTGGTGCGAGGAAACGCACACCGCGAAAATCGAAGAATACCGAAACGTCACGCCCGAAGCGTTGCACGATTTGACGGTGCGACCGGGCGCCGTGTGCGAAATCCTTGCGTACTCGGAAAGCGACGGCTATCTGAAATTGCGGTGCGTGTACACGCTCAAGCGTTTCCGCTCCGAGGCCGTGCCGACCGAAAACATTTTCTACCCCAAAGCGTATGACGGCGCCGATTTCCGCGCCTTGCAGGAAATCCCGTTCATTGCCGAGCGCCACGTAGAGCCACGCTCGGAGCTAATCAAACGCGGCTTCCCGCGCGACAAAGTCAACGCGATACAGGCATACACGGCCGACCACAGCACCACGGGCGCCGCGCGCAATCCGCGCCGCGACACGGCACTAACGCCCGGCGCCGACCGCGCAACCGAGCTGGTTGAATGGTTTGAGTCTTACGTGTTGCTCGACGGGGGCGACGGCTCGGCCGAGCGCGTCAAGGCGTGCACCGATGGCGGCTTTCAAGAAATGCTATTGCGCGAGCCAACCGGGCTCGTGCCGTACTCAACCGGCCAAGTGTTCATCGCGCCGCATCGGCTCACGGGCATTTCGCTCTATGACAAGCTCCGACAGAGCCAGGACGTAAACACCGCGCTAACGCGCGCGTTGCTCGACAACGTGCAAGCCACGAGTAAGCAACGGCTCGCGTACCTAGACGGCAAAGCGAATCCCGATGACGTGGGAGACGGCCGCGTAAACGGTTCGATTCGCGTCAAGGCGAGTATCCCGCGCGTGTCCGATGCGGTCATGCCCTTCGTGGTGCCGGACACGTCGCAAGGTATCCGCGAAGCAATTGCACACCAACGGCAAATCCGTACCGAGCTGGGCGGCTCCACGCTCGACATGCAAGCCGGCGAAATGCAGGTATCGAAACAAGTTGGGTCAATCGGACTTGACCGCGCGTTTTCGGTTGCCGAGCAACTAGCCGCGCATATGACGCGCAATCTCGCGGACACGCTGATTCGCTCGACGTTTCTACTCGCGCACGCGATGTTGCGCGAGCATTACCGCGAGCCCGTGCCAATCAAACGCAACGGGCGTTGGGGCTCGGCCGTGCCCGCGGAATGGCCGGCACGCGAGCGGCTCACGGTAAAAATCGGGTTGAGTCCGGGCGAACGCTCGCGGCGGCAAATGTCGTTGGACAAGTTGTTGCAAACGCACATTCAACTGGGGCAACTGGGCATGACGGGCGTGCTCGTTGACGTAGACGGTTTCTACAATTTGCTCATGGATTGGGGGCGCGTCGCGGACATACCCAACCCCGAGCGGTATTTCATTGACCCACGCTCCGAGGCATCGCAGAAAGCGCAGCAACAAAACGCGCAGCGCGGCGCGATGCAACAAGCCGAGCAAAAACAGTTGGTGGCGCAAGCCGTTGAGCTCGAAAAGCTGCGGCAAGCGTTCGAGAAATACAAAACCGACACGACCAACGCGATAGACGTTTGGCAGACGAAAGCCGAGCTGCGCTTCAAGTACGTGGAGCTTGGGCAAAACGCCGAGATTGCCGAGGCCGAAATGGTCGGCAACGTTGCGAAAGATTTGGTCGGCGCCAAGGTGAACGGCAATGGATCGAGTGACGGACGCGCGAAACCTAAAGACGAGCCAACTGCTAACGGCAACGCTTGACGCGTATCACGCGCTGCTCGTTGAGCGTTGGGAAACCTCGGCCGAAACGCACGTGGCCGACCGCGAGCGCGCGCATGCGGGTATTAGAGCATTGAAAGAGCTGCGCGAGTTTTTAGACGATGCAATCGCAACCGGAATCCGAGGGGACACAACCGGCACCGAGCGCGCCGCCTAACACCGCGCAACCGAGCGCCGCACCGAGCGAGCCTAGCCGGCTCGAACGATTACGCGAGCTGCTCGAAATAGATTCGGGTGAGCAACCCAACCCGGCCGACGCGGGCGAGAGCCCAACACCAAACGCCGAGCCAAAAGCGGGCGCGCCGAAAGGCAAACCCAAATCGCTTAAAGACTTAGCCGAGCGGTTGAGCGTAAGCGATGCGGACCTGTACGCGATTGAAATTCCGATGGCGAACGGAAAGCCCGTGACCCTCGGCGCGTTGAAAGACGCACACGCGAAACAGGACGCGCTAACGGTACGGGAACTGGCGTTCGAAGAACGCGTATCGACTCAGGAAGCCGAGTGGACACGCTCGCAACGTGAATTGGAAATGCTCGTGGCTTCGCTCGGCAACGTGAAACCCGAAGTGAAAGAAAAAATTCGGGCGAACCTTGCCGAGACGATGAAACGCGAGCGCGACCTAACGTTACAAGCGATTCCGCAATGGCGCGATGAAACGACGCGCGAGGCCGAGTTAGCGGGCATGGTGGACTTGCTCAAAGACTACGGAATAGGCGAGCAATTTTTGCTCGCGAATCCCTCGCACAAGTTGTTTCGGTTTATTCGCGATTCGTTTTTGCGTAAGCAGCGAATCACGGCCGCGCTCGCGAAGGTGGCCGAAGTGAAAAAGCCATCAACCACGGGCAAGAGCGCCGCGGGGTTGAGTGTCGCGCGCAAGCCGGCGGCCGAGACGCCCGCGAAAAATTCGACGTTGCGTTCCCGCGTGCTCGACGTTTTGAAATAGCGGGGACTTGCAGCAATGGCACAACCGAACGATTCACTTAGCGCCGCCGACCTGAAACTAGTTGCGGCGGGCGGGCTCGTCCGCGAGGACGTGCTAGAAAAAATCTATTCGATTTCACCGACCGAAACGCCGTTCTTGGATATGGCGGGCGGCGGCACGTATGACAACCCCTACGCCGAATGGACTCAAGACGATTTGGCCGCAACCACGCTTGCGAGCGCGGCGATTGACGGCCAGGACGTTGCGCCCATTACGGTTGCGTCCGGCGCTCGCGTCGGCAATCACGGCCAGCTTTCATACATGGGCGTGAACGTGTCCGAGGTTGCACTCAACACGGACAACATTGGGCGCTCGGATGAAATGGGCTACCAGACCACGAAGCGCATAAACGAGCTGCAAAACAACATCGAAGCCTCGGCGCTTTCGGCGCAAGCGAGCGTTGCCGATAACGGCTCGACGGTTGCCGGCCTCACGGGCGGATTCGATGCGTGGTTGGAAACCAATGTGAACGTTGGCGCGGGCGGCGCTCCGGGCGGCTTCAATGCGACCACGAAAATCGTAGACGCGCCGACCGATGGCACCGCGCGCGGGCTCACGTGGACAATGGTTAGCGACGCAATCGAAGCCGCATACCTCGCGGGCGCGAAGCCTACCAAGTTGCTTTCGGTGCCGGGCCTCACGAAGCGTTTGGCGAAATACCTTTTCACGACACCGTATGCCGCGGCGCCGACCGCGAACATTAGCGGCCAAGGTGAAGGCGTCGCGCAAACGTCGCAAGGCTACATCGACACGTTGCGAACGGACTTCGGCTACACCATGCAAATTGTCCCGTGCCGCAATCAGCAAACATACGGTGACCCGGCCGCGTGCACGTTGTTCGGCATCTCGCCCGAATTCGTGGAAATCCCGCGTATGTGGGGCACGAAGCTGCAACCGCTCGCGAAGCTCGGCCTTTACGAGCGCAAGTTGATTTCAACGCATTGGATGGTGCGGGTGTTGCTTGAGAAAGCGCATTTCGCAATCCGCGACCTAGACCCGACCGAGGACGTTGTTGCCTAAGTCTGGTTGCTCGGCGGCCGGCCTCGCGGGGGCCGGGCCGGTTGCCGGGCATTTAGGTTGTGAGCGAACGCGACAACATTTTGCGCGGCAACCAGTTGGCGCGCGAGCAACGCATTCCGACGCGTCACGCGCCGTTTGCCGAGCACACGTTACGAATCCCGACGCGCGATTGGTACGCGCTCACATTGATTTTTCCCGGCTTGCGTAGCCGCAACCGTGACGAATTCCAAGCCGCTATGGATGCGTTGCACGCGTCGGACTTCGCGAACCTCTACCGCGTGCGCACGCGGCGCGCGCAACTGGGGCACCTATGAATTTCGGGGAACTAAAACAGCGCGTGCTCGATTACGCGCACCGTCCCGACCTAACAACCGAGGTTGCCGGCTTCGTTGCGTTGGCCGAGGGGTTGATACGTCGCGAAATGACCGCGGCAACGTATCGCTACACGCTCACCGATGCCGACCGCGTGTTAGACACGGGTGTCTACACGTTGCCGGACGGGCTCGACGTGGTGCGCGCGATCTACACGAGCGACGCGAAAGGGGGTTGCGCGCAAGTATCGTTGTTCGAGCTGCGGCGCATGCCGCCAACCGGCCCGGTTTTGTGGTTCGCAATGGATGGCGCGCGCGTGGAGCTGCGCGGCATTCCTGGTGAAGCCGCCGAGCTTGAGCTTGCGTACTTCGGTCACCCACCCGCGCTCGCGGCCGACACCGACGAAAACGAATTGTTGACCGCGCATGAGTCGCTATACGTGCACGGCTCGCTTTTCCACCTCTACCAATTCACGCAAGACCTAGAGCTTGCCCAAGGCGCGCTCGACACGTTTTCGGACGCGCTCGAAAAACTCAATCAAGCCGCGGGGCGAAAGCTCGGCGGCGCGCGCGTCGCGGGCGCGTATCACTTCGGCCCGATTCGAAAGGGGTACTAAGCGTGCCAATCGAAACCGTCACTTTCATTTCGGACCTAAACCCCGCCAACCCGGTTGGCTCAACCGACAAGGTGCAAACGCTCGACGATCACGCGCGCAATACCAAGCTCGCGTTGCTGAACACGTTTCCGAATATCACGGGCGCGGTTACCGCGTCGCACACGGAGCTAAACGCACTCGCCGCGGGCGGAAGCACGGGCACGGGTTTGCTAGTGCGGCAAACGAGCCCAACGATAAACACGCCGACGATTACCACGCCGACAATCGCGGACGGCTCCGGCATTGCGGGCCTCAACGCTTCGAATCTCGCGAGCGGCACCGTGCCCGACGCGCGCTTCCCCGCGACGTTGCCGGCCGTGAGCGGCGCGAACCTAACCAACCTGAACGCATCGAACCTCGCGAGCGGCGCGGTGCCGGACGGGCGGCTATCAAGCAACGTGCCGCTAAAGAACGCGGCGAACACGTTCACCGAGAATCAAACGCTGTCCAAAAACGCGGTGACGCAATTCATCGTGCAAACAACGGGCGCGTTTGGCGCGGTCACTAACTACATTACAAACAGCGTCAACCGCGGCTACTTCGGCGCGGAAGGCGCGGCCGGAAACTTAATGACTGGCACGGCCGCGGGGGATTTGATTATTCGGACCGAGGGCGGCGCGCTGCGGTTCGGTCCTAGTTCTGGCGTCACGTTTTCGCTGTCGTCGGCCGGCGTGCTCACGACTCCGAACGCGAGCGCGGCCGAGCCCGGCTACAAAGGCATGCCCGAAATTGCGGTGTCGTCGTCGCGCAATTCGGCCGCCACGGATGCGGGCTCAATCATGGTCATAGGCGGCGCGAGCGTCACTTACACGATTGTCTCGGGCACGCACCCGACGGGCACCGTGTTGACGTTTCTCGGCAATCACACGAGCGGCTCAACAATCGCGATTAGTGGCGGGACGATGTACCTACTCGGTGCGGGTTACACGCTCACAGGCAACCGCACGCTCGCCTATGGCGGCATGGGCACCGCGATTCGATTGAGTTCCGGCAATTGGGTTATCGGCGGACCGGGGTTGTCGTGACGGGCGTCCTAAACGTTGTCGCGGCCTTGGGTGGCGTGCCGGGCGTGCTCAACCCGACGATTCCGGGTAACTCGGGCGTTGGCAACGCAAGTTGGCAACTGAATTCAGATGGTAGCTACACGATAACCGGCGCGGCTGCGGGCGGTTGGGTTTCGCCGCAATTCGCAGGCATCGGCGCACATTGGGAAGTGAAAGTTGACCCGACTAGCGGCACGTTTTCGAGCGGCGATAGCACGGGCGTTTGGTTGTCGCTATCGACAAACCGCGCTTGGAATCGCACCACGCCGAGCACCGTAATTTTTACCGCGTCGTTCCGCGAGGCGCTTACCGACATTGTGCGCAAGGTGCAAACGGGTATCACGTTGAGCACCGCATGAGTTACCCGAAACGCACATTGAAATTTCGGCCGACCAAAGGCTATGCGGACGATACGCCCGCGTGCGAATTGTCCGATGAGTTTTGGGGCGGCTCGATTCGCAACGCGGTTTTCCGCAAGTCGTTTGCGCTGCGCGTGCTCGGCTCGCGAGCTGCTTACGGCGCGTGGCCGGCCGAGGTGTTGCGGTTGCAAAACGCGCGCGTCGGAACGACCAACTATTGGCTTGCGTTTCACCCGGACGCAATCACGGCGCGCGAAACGTCGAATAGCGCCGATGTGACGCCCGCGGCCGGGCTTACGCCCGTTGACGTGTCGCAACCGTGGCGCTACGCCTCAACGTTGCTCAACGGCGTGCCCGTGTTCACGAATGGATTCGACGCGCCGCATTACTGGGCGGGGGACGTGGGCACGCCGTTCGTTGAGCTGCCCGATTGGCCGGCCGGGACTACGTGCAAATCTATTGCCGCGTTCAAATATCACTTGTTCGCGCTCGACATTGACCAGCCGAGCGGACACTTTGAAAACAAAGTGATGTGGAGTGACGCGGCGCCACCCGGCACCGTGCCGGGCTCGTGGACTCCGAGCGCCAGCACCGAGGCGGGCGACGCGGAACTAAGCGACACAATCGGCCCCGTGCAATGCGCACACGCGTTGCGCGGCTCGTTGCTCGTCTACAAGCGCAGCGCCATGTACGCGTGCGATTACCTTGAGGGGCAAACGTTTGTATTTCGCACGCTGTTTACCAACACGGGCGTTTTGACGCGGCATGCCGTGTGCGACGTGAACGGGCAACACCTTGTCGTTTCCGATGGCGACATTTTGCTAACGGACGGCACCAACCGGACCAGCATCGGGCAAGCACGCATGCGCGAGTACCTTTTTGCGCAGTTGGATTCCGTGAATTACGAAAACGTGTTTACTGTGTTCAACCGCGCGCGCAATGAAGTGTTGATTGCGTTTCCCGAAACGGGCTCGACGTTGTGCACGAAGGGTTTGATTTACTCGCTAGCAACCGACGCGTTTGGTGTGCGCGATTTGGCCGAGGTTGCGTGCGGCTCGGTTGGAGTCGTCAACGACACGAGCACGAGCGAAATTATCGACGACCAAGACATCATAATTGACGATGACACGCGCTATCTAAACCAAGCAAATTTTTCGCTCGCAACCGAGCATCTTGTGTTGGGCTTCGGCACCACAACCGAACAACAAGACACGCCCGACGACACCTCGCGCGAGTCCGGCATCGGCCGCTATGACTTGAGCATGGGCGCGCCCGAGCGCGTGAAATTCGTTCGGCGTGTGCACGTGCGCGCGCAAAACTACGGCACGTTGTTTGTGCGCGTCGGCTCGCGCATGACGCAAGCAGACCCGATCAATTGGAGCGCCGAGCAACAGCTAGTTGAGCCCGCGCAAATCGTGAACACGTTTGCGCAAGGCCGGTACATCTCGGTTGAGGTGCGCGCGAGCGGCGAGCCCGTGTGGCAAGTGTCCGGGCTCGATATCGAATATGAGCCTCGCGGGTATTTCTAAGCATGTACACGCCAGACTCAATTCCCAACGATTGCCCGCCCGGCCTTAAGGCGTGGCTCGCGGACCAATTGCGACGCATCGCGAACGAATTGAACACGCCCGCGGCCTTGCTCGCGCAAGAGCCGACCGCGGCGCGGGACGGGATGATTGTCTACGCGCGCGGCCCGTTCGCCGCCGCGCTCGGCGCGGAAGGTTTCTACGGCCGCGAGGCCGGCGCTTGGGTCAAGTTGTAGGGGGTTGCTATGGGTTTCGGTTTCGGCGGCTCGTCCGCGCGCTCGCATAGCAGTAGCCAGAGCACCTCGCTAGACATTGGCGCGGACTACTCAAGCTCGTTTAGTGATTCGCTCGCGCAATCGCTTTCCGAGTCGCAAGGCACGAGCACGCAAGCCGTTTGGAATGCCGACCTATTGCAGCAGCTTTACTCGGGCGCGCTCGGCGCCGCGGGCAACGTCAATACCGGCTTGTTTCAGGGTCAAGCGCAACAGCTATACCAATCGGGCATGGGGATTTTGGATTCGCTCGGCGTGGGCGCGGGCGACGACTATTTACAATCGCGACTCACGGACACGAGCGCACGCGACGCGCAGTTGGGCGCGCTAAAAACCGGCCTCGGTGACCTATTCCGCGATGAGCTAAACCCCGCAATCACGGGCCGCGCTGTTGCCACGGGCACGCTCGGCGGCGGGCGGCAAGGCGTTGCGCAAGGCGCCGCGGCGAATGCGATAGCCAAGCAATACGCGACGGGCGCCGCGGACATTATCGGGCGCGACCAACTAGCGCGCGACGCGGCGGCCGGCATGCTCAATCAATCGCAAATCAACCGCGCAACCGCGGGCACGTCCGCGCTCGGCTCGATACTCGAAACCGCGTCGGCGGGGCTCGGCGCGCCGTTGTCGCCTTACTCGGCACTGTCGGGAATCCTCGGCGGCCCGACCGTGCTAACGCAATCGCAGCAAACCTCGCGCGCGACAAGCGAGGAAATCGCGCAAGCGATTAGCGAGGCGTTCGGCTTCAACTTCGGCACGTCGCAGAGCACCTCTAGCAGCAAGAGCAAATCGGCATCGTTCAATGTCGGGGTTGGATCGTAATGGCAACCGCATCGCAACGACTTTCCGCCAACATGCAATCGTTGAGCTACGCAATGGGGATTGCGAGCGCGCAAGCCGTGGACACTCGCGCCGCGGGCGAGGCCGAAGCCGAAGCGCCAAAACTCCGCATGGCGGGGCCTCAACGCGTGCGCGCGTCCGACGCGAGTATTGCGCACCCGTCCGACATGAGCTTGGAATACGAGCCCGGAAAGCCGTTCAAGAATTTCGGGCGGCGGCTTGCATGGGAAGCCGGCTTTCCGTTGCCTTACAACATGGAGCAAGCCGCGAACGCGGCCGAGCAACGCGCGCTCGACTACCAAAACCAAACCGATGCGGGCAATGACTTGTTTGACCGCTACGGCCAGCAAGTTTCCGACCACATCGCGGCGGCTGGCGACGACGTGCAAAAGCGCATGTATGGGGACTACCTAGAGCGCGGCATGGATGCCGCGTTGCGCTTCAACCAGAACGGCGCGAGCGATGAGCAACGCACCGCGGCGCTTTCGCAATTGGAAAAGCTTGACGGTGAGGTGCGCACAATCGTTAGCGGTGACGTAAACGAGCGCCAGAAATTCGCGCGGCAATTTCTCACGGACGAATTGCGAACGACGCGCGAGGGCCTAATGACAATGGATATGGCGGACAAAGATCGCGTATTCAGCACTGAGGCCGATCTAGCGCAACTGGAAAACGTGCGGCAAGGCTCGGCCGAAGAACAAATTTTGTTGCGCACCATGTTGGGCAACGCGCAAACGCGCGCGCAAAGCTCGATGGCCGCCGCGCTCAAAGGCGTGGGCGGCGCGCTCGCGGCGATTCCGAGTAGTGGGCAATCGCAAGTTGCCGGCGCCGTCGTTGCAACTATCGGCGCGGTGCTCGCGAACGAAAGCACGAAGTTAGACCGAGATACGGTTGTGCAAATGATTTTGGAAGCGAACCAAGCAACCGACAACATGACAAACGAATTTCGGCCCGAGGTTGTGCGCTTGCACGAAAAGGTTGTGGCCGACGCGAACGATTACGGCATCCCGGCAACGTCATGGAGCGCCACGCCGATTCGCTTGCAAACGCCGTACACCGACGCATGGAAAAAAATCGTGTTTCCGGGCGGCGGCTCGGGCACGCCCAACCCGCAAACGCGCGCCGAGCAAACCGCGCAACAGCAAGCCGAGAACGCGGAAGCCGTGCGCGAAGTTGTGGAGCCACGCGCCGCCGCGGCGGCCTCGGTGCTGCGCAACTTCGGCGTTGAACCGCAACGCCAAGGCGAGCCCGCGCCAGCCGAGCAACCGCCACGCCGCCCGACGCGCGCGGGGGGTGTTATACAACGATGAAAGCGCCGCAACACATAGCGGATTCGGTGCTCAACCGAATCTTGAATTTCGTGGACGATCTAAACGCGCCCATGCCCAAGCTCGCGGGCGCGGTCATTGACGCAAAGCTAGCCGAGCCCGCGTTGCCCGCCGACCCGGCCGCATCCCCCGAGCTTGCCGACGCGATGATTTCGGACGGGCTCGGCCTACAACCCCCGCCCATGAGGTGAAGCCGTGAACATGCCCGCCCCCGCCGCGCCCGTGGTAACCGTGACCACGGCTACCACGGCGCAAAGCGAATTGGTTGCAATGCTTGAGCGTCTCGCGAGCAATCCAGAGGTGCCGGTAGAAAAACTCGAACGCTTGCTCGGTATGCAGGAACGCGTACTCGCGAAACGGGCCGAGGATGATTTCAACGCCGCTATGAGCGCGGCACAAAGCGAAATGCGGCCCGTGTCCGCGGACGCGGAAAACCCGCAAACGCGTTCACGGTATGCGAGCTATTCGAAGTTGGATGGCGCGTTGCGGCCGATCTACACGCGCCACGGCTTTGCGCTTTCGTTCGGTGAAGCCGATACACCTAAACAGGACGCGGTGCGCGTGGTTTGTTACGTGACGCACCGCGGCGGCCATACGCGCATGTATCACCGCGACATGCCGGCCGATGGTTTGGGCGCGAAAGGGGGTGCGGTAATGACGCGCACGCACGCGCTCGGAGCTGCGCAGAGCTACGGCATGCGCTATTTGCTCAAGGGGATTTTCAACGTAGCGATTGGCGAGGATGACAACGACGGCAACAAACAACCGCCCGTGTCCGCGTTGCCGAAAATCACGCCCGAGCAAGCCGCGCAGCTAGACGCGCTCATTGTGCGCACGGGCTCGAACGCGGCGCGGTTTCTGAAATTCTACGGAATCAAGGCCGTGCCCGATTTGCCGGCCCGCGATTTTGACCACGCGCTCGCGTTGCTTTCGAAACGGGACAAGCCGCAATGATTACCGCCAACACGCCCGAATGGTTTGAGGCCCGCTGCGGCAAGGTGTCCGCGTCGCGCGCGTATGACGTGTGCGCGCGGCAAAAGAGCGGCAAGCCGTATGCCTCGCGCGGGCAATATCTCGTTGAGCTGGCAACCGAACGTTTAACGGGTGTCGTGACCGAACATTTCGTAACGGCCGCCATGCAATGGGGCACGGACCACGAGCCGGCCGCGCGCGCCGCGTTCGAGCTGCTCTACAACGTGCAAGTTGAGCCCGTGGGTTGGGTTGACCACCCGACGATTGACGGCGCGGGCGCAACCCCGGACGGCAAAGCCGGGCAATGGCTCGTTGAATTCAAATGCCCCACGAGCTTTACCCACGTTGAAACGCTACTCGCGGGCGAGATACCGCCGCGCTACATGGCGCAAATGGATTTTCAATTGGCGTGTTGCCCGTGGGCGGCCGGCGCCATGTTCGCGAGCTATGACCCGCGGTTGCCGGCTCACTTGCGCCTTTGGATGGCGCGTTGGCCGCGCGACGAAGAACGCATAGCCGTGTTGGAGCATGACATAAACGAATTCTTAGACGAGCTGGCCGACACGGTTGGAGCATTGCGCGAGCCACGCGCCGAGGTTGCCGCATGAAACTGAAATTGCCGAAGCGCAAGAAAGCGAAAAAGGCCGAGGTGCAAACCGAAATTCCGATGCCTGAGCCGACCGCGCCCGCGCCGCTCGGCCCGATTCAACGCCGTGCGCTTCGCACGCAAAAGCGACGCTAACCAACCGGAAATCGTGCGCGCGCTGCGCAAGGTTGGTTGCTCGGTGCTGATAATGAAAAACCTCGGCGGCGGCTATCCCGACATAGCCGCCGCCCGAGGTCGGCGCACCGTACTTTTCGAAATCAAAAACCGTGCGGCCCGAGGCAAGCCAAACGAGCTACAACGCGCGTTTGCGGCCACGTGGCAAGGTGAGTGTTACACCGTGGGCACCGCGGCCGAAGCCGTGGCCGTCATGCTTCGCGTTTAGCGTCCCACGCTTCGATAACGTCAAGCCGCCAACGCACCGTGGCGGCTTTCCCCTTCCCGAATTTCACGGGTTTCGGCAACGTGCCGTTGCGTACCCAAGCCCATATAGTTTTTTTTGTGACTTTGTAGCGATGCGCTAGCTCGTCTGCCGATACAAATTCGTCAGTGCGTCTCGCGGTCATGCTTCACCGCTAGGTCACGCACCATTCGCCAAAGTAAAAACTCCGGCACCCCTAACGCGTTGGCGTGATAGCTCACGAATGCCCGCACGTGCTCGCACAAATCCAGGCATTCGCGCGCTACCTCGCGCTCGGTCGGCGTCATGCGCTCTACTTGGTTCGCCATACTCGCAACCCCTTTACCCCGCGCACGGTGACGGCGCGCGCGGTGAATTCTTTCGGGCCTTCCTTGCTGCGCTTGTAGACCGAGCTTTGCAGACTGCCGGGCGGCTCGCGCACAAAAAAACTGTCATTCACGTCTAGCACGTCCCACGGATATTTGGCCTTGTGCACGGGCGGCGGTATCGGGATGCCGTGCTCAATCACAATTTCCGCGTCGCGTCGCGTGTACTTGCGCTTGGGCTTTATGCGCCCGGCAAGCTGCCTACGCTCTAAGGGGTCCGTGTCGTTGTCGTCGGTCATTGTTGTTCTTGCCTCACTAGTGCGCCCATTCGAATCAGAAACGAAATCGTAAAGCCCGCACGGCGCTTATCTATCCGCGCCTTGCGCCCGAATTGCCGCACGATTTCTTGATACTCCAACGCATCGCTTTGGAGAATTTTGGCGACAATCGGAAATCGTTCTTTTGCTTCGGAGTCGGCCGGCAAGTTGAAGCCGGGCGGCCCGAGCTTGAACAAGTCGTGTTTTTCTATCGGGTAACTGTCGGCCGCGCTCGGGCTCGTGGGTCCGCGGGTGCCGCGCATTTTGCCGCGAATCATCGGCGCCATTCGCATAACCAAATCCATTGATTCCGCGAACGCGAGCACGGCTCGCACCTCGGCCATGTTCTTAAGCTCGATGTAGACGCGGATTGTTTCGTCGCCCGCGTCGTGTCCGTTCCCCTGGCTCATGGTTAGCGTTTCCTGTAGTGGCGCCGAACGCTTTTCTCGCCAATGACCAACGCGCCGCGCTCGACGGTTTCAACGCGTCTCGTGTATAGCGAAAGCCTCACCAATCGGTCGGCACGCTCGGCGTGCGTTTTGACCCTGAGCCAGACCCGCATGGAGCCGTAGCACGCCGAGCATAGGCCGTGCCGCGGGTAGGCGACTTCGCGCCCGCATTGCATTTCGCACGGCCCGTATGACGGCCGCGCGCGTGGTATTGGCTTGTGACGCATCGCGCTACCTACCCACAGGAGGCGCGCCGAGCGCAGTGAATAGAGCTAACGCCGCGATTAAACGCGGGGGGGGGGGGTCTGTTTTTTGCCGCTTCATACCCTTTCACTCACGGGGAGGCTATTCCCGCGCGTGACAGTTGTTTTACATTGGCTCCGGGTGGCGCCGCAAGGGGGTTTCTGTCAGGTTTGCGACACTTTTCCGCGTTTTTTTCACGGAAACCGCTACAACCCGCGCCAATGCTATGGCAAAAGCCTTGACTTACGTCCCTGTAGGGGACGAAAATAGGCACTTCCTGGCGCCCATAGGCCCGAGTTTACTAGGGTTGGGTTGCCGGGTGTACCGATAGACACCCCCTGTTTTTCACGGATTTTCACGGAGGCCCCTGCTATGCGATTCGCTGCTAAATCTTTCCTGTCTGTCAGTTGCACGATTAACGCCGGTTATTTGTTCGTGGCGCTCGTGACTGGCACCACGCCCGCGTGGGCGTTTGTCGTGGGCGCCTTGATTCTGATTTGGAATGTGGTTGCGCTCGTGCCCGAGCGCACGTCAACGGAGGGCCGCTAAATGAGCAAGCCAATTAAGACGGTAGCCGACCGCGCCCGCCTCGCGACGCGCGATGAGCCACATTGGGAACGGCTGCGCAAGGGCGGCGCCTTGGGTTTCTACAAGGGTAAGCTCGGCGCGAGCTGGCGCGGCCGTTTCATCCCGAGCGGCGGCAAGCCGATGCGGTGCCCGGACCCCGTGCTAGACACGCTCGGGGACACGGCAACGAGCTATGACGCGGCGCGCCGCGTGGTTGACGCGTGGCTAGACACGCTCGGCTCGGTCGGGGTGCGCACGGTGCTGCGCGGCACGGTGCGCGACGCGTTCTTGGCCGGCAACGAGCAATTGCGCAAACTCAACCGCGCCGACACGGCCGCCACGAAAGACGCGGCTTTCCGTTGGACACTCGGCAATGACCCGCTGGCGGATATGCCGTTTGAGTCCGTGACGCGCGAGGACGTGCAAGCGTGGCGCGAGCGGTTGCAAGCCGGCAAGAAAGGGCGCTCGCTCAAGCCGCAAACCGTCAATGACTACGTGAAGCGTGCCAAAACGTGCGTGCGCCGCGCGTTGCGGCTCGGCTTCGCGGGCGCGTTCGCGGCGTGGGATTTGGAGCCGCTCAACACGGGTGCCACGACCATGCACACGGACTTGTTGAGCCCGGCACAACGCGCCGCAATCATCGCGCACGCGTCGCCCTCGCTCGCGTTGTTGCTGCGCGCCTTGGATTTGACGGGCGCGCGCCCGCACGAGCTTTGCAAGGCGACGGTTGCCGACTACAACCGCGAGCGCGGCACGGTGCGGCTGAGCCATCGCAAAGGCAAAGGTGAGCTGCGCGAGCGCGACGTAGTGCTAGGCCCGAAAGGCCGCGCGCTATTCGCGGAAGCCGCCGCGGGCAAGATCGGCCTCGCGTTGTTGTTCCCGTCATGGTGCGGCAAGCGTTGGTTGCGTGCGGGTTGGGCGGATCATTTCCGCGCCGCGGTCAAAGCCGCGCGTGCGGCCGGCACCGACTTGCCGCGCACGGTGCGCGCCTACTCGTTCCGGCACGCGCACATATCCGAGGCGATTCAGTTGCACGGCTTCGATGCCATGACGGTTGCTAAACAACACGGAACGTCCGTGCAAATCATAGAAAAGCATTACTTCCGCCTCATGGATTCCGATTTGCGCAAACGTCTAGCTAGCGTGGGATGAAAGTTACAGCTATTGACCCCCCGTGACACCACGGGGGGTTTTTTTTGCCTTGGGATTTTGTGAGGCATATAAACGTGTCCCCCCGTCGCAATGACGGCGCGCAAAAACCAAGGGGCACAACATGGCACGCGCACCACGTCTCCGGGTTTCCGAGCTGCACACCGTTCGGCCCGCAATGCTCGATATCAACCAGGATTACACGTTGCTCGAAGCGTGCGCGATGTTGTGTTGCTCGCGCCAAACGCTCTACAAGATGCGCAATGAGGGGCTCATTCGAATCAAAAAGCGTGGCGCGCGTGCTCGGGTGAGCGGGCGCGACATTCTCAACGCCAACCGCGCCGAGTAACCGTGACCCGTGCGCGGGAACGGACACGATACGGGCGCGGCGTGGCGCATCGGCCGCAAACACGTTGGGCAATGGCGTCGGCTTTACATGCTCGACGGGCCGCGCGGTGCCGTTTGGCCGGTTGCGTTGTGGATTGCCGAGCTAGCCAAGGGCGACGGCGCCGCGGTCACGTGCACACCGTCGCACGCATTGTTGGCCGAGCTTGTGGGCATCACACCGCGCACCGTGCGCCGCTACGTTGCACGGCTCGTGCACCTCGGTTGGCTAGAGCGCATCGGCCCGCGTGCGCATGCCGGCCGAGCCGTTACCTATCGTTTGCGTGCACCCGTACCGCCCGAGCTTCAAGCCGCGTGCGCAACACACAAAGGCATGTGGCGCGATATGCGGGAATGTAGGGCCAACATGCAGTCCTACACTCGCGAAAAGAGTAGGGCACACGTGCGCCCGAATGCAGGGCATACCGAGTCCCAACGTAGGGCCTACGTGCGCCCTGCCTCTTGAGTCTTATATGTATATCTAAGAGCAATCACAAATAGGAGCACGCCCCCATGCGAAAGCGATTCACGGCCGAGGTTGAAATGACCGAACGCGATATGGCGGCATTTATTCAGATTCTTGCCGCCCATAGCGTTTCATTTTCCATGCTCGACGTAAGCAACGGCCCGAGCGCGTGGAGCGCGCGCCGTGACCCGAGCGAGCGCAACGCTAAGTCCAAAGTGAACGGCACGCACCGACACAACGAATTCGGCCCGCGGCTAATGATTCATTGCACGACCAAGCCCGACGCGCCGTTGCCGAAGTACGAGCGCACCGTGTTGGATTCGCTGCGCGCCAAGTATGGTGCCGCACCGTTCCGCAAAGGCGAGGGCTCAAGCGCCATGCAACGCGAGCACGGCTCGGGCGCAAGCTCGGCCATGACGCACCTCTGCCGGCGCGGGTATCTCGCGCCGCTCTAGCGCAATCGAGTGTCAAAACGTGACACCACCATTAAGCATTGGCTCGCGCGTGTGCGTGTGCCGTGGTTGCGGTTTGTTTTTCCATTCGCCTAGTGCGTTCGAAGCGCACCGCGTTGGCGAGTATCCGACCGCAACCACGCCGAGCACGCGCCGATGTTTGACGGTTGACGAATTGACCGCGCGCCATTGGGCGCAAACCAAATTGGGGCACTGGCATGACAACACGTTTACCGACCGCAAAGGTGGTTGTTGACGCAATCTCACCGCTGACCGCGTGGTATCGGAAATACAAGCCCGAGGTAAAGCGTATTGCTATCACGCGCTCGGCCATGCTGCGAATCAGCGAAATGATTGAGCACAACAACGCGCGCGGTTTCACGCGGCACCCGAATGGCGAAATCTATTTCGACGGCTTCAAGTTGTATGTGCATTCCGAGGACTTACGCGAATGAATGTTTCACGTGTAACCGTTGAGGGTGAGCGCGATAGGATCACGGGCGAATTGCTGCAATTGCTAGCCAAGCGAGCCGAGCTTGATACCGCAATCACAAAGCTGTACGCGTTGCTCGAAGGTTTTGCGCTTTGCATGCGTGCACTCGATAGCGAGGCGAACGCGCCAATCCCGCCCGCGCACTAACGGGCATGCGCTCACCGATTCGCTGCGCGTGTGCGTGCTGCGCGCGGCTACTCGCTACGGTGCGCATGACCCCGAGGACGTGGCGCAATTGGTGTTGTTGGATTGCATGCGCAAGCCGTACTTGTGCGAGCCCAACAACATAGGCGCATTGCTACAACGCACACGCTTTCACGTGTTGCACTCGCTACGCGCTGCGCGTCGGCATGATGCGCGTGGCAATTGGCGCTTCACGAGCTATGAGCAATTGCTCGGTGCGCCCGCTGAAAGCGACGCGTGCGAGTGACCCGCTACCTAGGTATGGCCCGGCCCTAGATCGCGGCTGCTAGGGCTTTGCTGCTAGGTCGGGTGGGGTTTCCCTCCCCCTTGGAGAACCCCGCACCCTTGCGCTCCAACGCTCGGGCCGCGGAATTCCTCGGTTTCCGGGCCGCCAAGCCGGGTGTTTGGGGTTGTGAGCGATGAAAACCCCAACGCGCCGAGCGAAAGCCCCGTCATGCGTCTCCGCCGAGCGAACGCGACGCGCAAAGCCGCGGGCTTGCCGATTGGCCGGCCTAAGGGGAGCCCGAACAAGGTAACCGCGGCCGTCCGCGAGGGGTTGCTGTACGTCTACAACGACTTAGGCGGCCACGAAGGTTTCGCGACATGGGCGCGCAAACACCGCGCCGCGTTCTATCACCTCATGTTCAAAGTCATACCGAAAGAGCGCGAAGCCAACGCGCTCGGAACGGGCGTGCAAATTTTCATTCAGACGGCCGACGAAATGCGGCCCGTCATTGACGTGCGCGCGAATGACGAAACTTAGCGCGCTCGCGTTGGTCTGGCTCGAATTCATCGCGCCGACCGAGTACGAAAGCGGCGCGCCGTTGCCCGCGCTACAGATTGCGGATTTTTTGTTGGAGTGCTCGGGCCGAGCTGCGCAATACGTGGGCACCGTGTCGCCCGTGGTGCTCGAATTCGAGCCCGGCCGCTACGGGTGCACGCTGCGCTGCGAGCTAATCACGGGCGCACTGTCCGAGCCGAGCGCGCCGCACACGCTTGAGGTGGGCGTACCGAACGCGCCGACCGAGCTTGTGGCGCTATGACCGCGCTCACCCTGCCGAACGATTGGCGCCCGCGCCCGTGGCAACAGCGCGTCCTAAAGGCGCGCGAGGACGGCTACCGCCGCGGGTGCATTGCGGTGCACCGACGCGCGGGCAAAAGCGATCTATTGCTAAACCTCGCGTGTATCGGCGCGCACCGCGAGCCGGGCAATTACGTGCACATCTTCCCGACGATAGTCCAAGCCCGCAAAGCGTTGTGGCGCGGGGTGGACAAGCTCGGGCGCCGTTTCATGGATCGCGTGTTCCCGCCCGCGTTGCGGCGCACGACGCGTGACAACGAAATGATTGTGGAATTTCTGAACGGCTCGACGTGGCAACTACTCGGCGCCGATAACCCGAGCGCGCTCGTCGGCACCAACTTTCGCGGCATCGTG